ACGTTTCTGCCGCTCTCATCATAGAATGTCATTGTTGAATCTTTGCTATCAAGCGTCCACCGTCCAGCCGTCATGCCTCGAATAAAACGAATTTCGTCAGCAAGATCAGAGACTTGATCGGTCACAATTCCTACTTGCATAGTGACATCAGCGACCTGTTGACTAACGCCTGTTCCGTTAATTGAATTATTAAACTCTTCAGCTGCATAAACAGGTCTAACACCTTCAATATCCCACAAGATTGTTCCCACAAAGTCATCAGGAAATGTAATGTTTGCTGCATAGATTCCTGTTCCTGGAAAAGCTTCGTAGACCCCCGCCTGCGATCGTGCTTGAATCGGTGTCCCTGTGTCATCAATTAGTCGATAGCCAATTGTTGCAGTTCTCCCTGTTTTTGTTGACCCAAAATTGACTGTTTTGACAAGCGTCGTGGGCATCACTCGTTCTCCTGGACACTACTCACACTCGTAGAATTGACCTCTTCCTGGGCGCGCCTAACCACTGAAAGCTTTTCTGGGCGTGTGCCAGGTTTACGATTTTTACCATTAATGGGTGTATCTCCACTTTTAATGATCTCAGCAGCTGTGTCAATACGTTGCAAATCACCAATACCGGCGTCCCATGATGCATTTAATGCTGACATTGATGACTCAATTGCTTCATGCTTCCCTTTGCCATAAAGCACAGCATCGCGTGTTGATGCTACATCTTGTGCGATAATTTCTTCGATCTTATCTAACGTTGTCCACATAATAATCTCGCGCTCCTCGGTAGATTTGCCTATGCACGATTTCCTGCATGCCTTGACCATCACAACAATCTTTTTCTGGATTGCGCTAGCGACGTCATGAATGATTGAATCTCTATCAATTGCCTTCAAGATCTCAGACTTGTCAGCAACTTGTGCTGCGATATAGCCACTAACAATATTCTGGATATCGATCAGGGTAACTGTGTCTTTATTTTTTGTGTCCATGCACTTAATTTATAATGCAAACACAACAATTAAACTTTAACGAGAAATACGTTCAGGACGGGTGCCCGGTCGCCGTTTTTCCCAAACCTTATCAGGACGTGCAGGTGTGACCCGAGCATATTGCGTGCCATTAGGGCAACCTGCTTTTACCCAATTAACAACGTCAAGCGCAATTTGTGGACTAAGCTCGAGGCCCATGTTACTTGCTGCCATGACAAGCATATTGCACCTAATCTCATCTTGATCGCGGTGGTTAAGCCAGATAATCTCAGGTGTGCGTTTGATCTGGTCGATTTTTCCTTCAAGGCGGGATGTAAGCGCCTCAAGAGGTCTTGTGTGACGAATTTCGTCAAGATCAATATCGATGTCCAGCTCAAGTGCGATCTCAATGATCCGCCCTTCGTCAGCATCTTTGGCAGCTGACATCACATCTCGATACAGGCTTTCGTAGTAAGCTTTTACATCGTCTGTGAGGTTTGCAGTCCTGTCTGGATGTGTCTTAAGCGCAATTTTTCTGACGATCTTCTTTAGATCTGCCTCGAGGTTGATGGCTGGAATTTCGTCTTCTTGCGGCGGAGGAGGCGGATCCACAACAGATCCGCTCTCATGTGTCTGAATCTTTTTACCACATCTCGCAAATATCTCAAAAATCGCGTTGCTAAGCTCCCACTTGGCACGCGAATGCGCTTCTTCAACTTCTTCGAGCTCAACACGAAGGTACTGCAGCTTGTAGGTTAGCTTTTTGAGCTTTTTTGAGGTATCCACAGCGGTTCACTTTTAGATCGTCTTGGCCCACTTAATGGCAGCGACGGCAGTCTTGCCTAACAGGTAAGGCCACTTCCAAGCGCCGCGCACTTCATCAAAGTGCTGCTTTGCCTGAGCCGTGATCGTGTTCTTCAAGTTCTTGTCACGTGTGAGATCATTTTGACGCTGCAGCGTGCTGATCTCGAGAACGTTATAACCTGCAAAGATTAGACCTCCAGCAACATATGCTGCAAGAATGTCAATTAGAATGTTTGCCATGTTGTTGTCTCCCGTTCTATACATATCACAAAAATGGGCCGCACACGTGAGTGTGCGGCCCAAATTTTTGCCTCAGTTAAGAAGCGTGCGGTCTAAACCGCGAGCTACTAGAACTCGCGGAAGCGGACCACGTCGCCGGGCTTGAGGACGAACTTGAACTGGATCTTTCCGAGCACGAATGCGAAGTCGGAATTCCAGATCATCTGCTGGCCGTTGAGGTACACGTCGTAGTTTGTTGCTACCTTGCCTGCGGGCATGACGAACTCTGCGGCGGAGTAACCGGTGAGGTCGCTGTCTGCTTGTAGGTCTGGTCCATTGGGGACCACAGCCACGAAGATGCGTGTTGCCTGTGTTGCAATCTTGGTGCTGAGTGTGGTGATCTTGCCGTCGAGGACGCCCTCTGCTGCAACAGCACGTGTTGTCTCCTGTGCAATCTTGCCGTCGAGGACTGCCTCTGCTGCCTGTGCACGTGCAACCTCTGCTGCAATAGCATTGGTCAGAACGAGCTCGGCTGCCTCTGCACGTGCCTTCTCAGTTGAGATCTTGCCGTCGAGGACTGCCTCGGCGCCCTGAGCACGGGTGACTTCAGCTGCCAGGTTTGTGGTGAGAGTTGCCTCTGCAACCTGGGCGCGTGTGACCTCAGCTGCGAGAGCGTTGGTTAGAACGAGCTCAGCTGCCTCTGCACGGTTCTTCTCGGTTGTGATCTTGCCATCGAGAACGGTCTCGGCGGCGAGGGCACGGCTGGCCTCTGCAACGATCTTGCCGTCGAGGACTGCCTCTGCGGCGAGAGCACGTGACTCTTCGGAGTTCACGTCAGCGATGCGAGCTGCAATTTCTGCGGCGAGTCCGTTGGTTAGAACGAGCTCTGCAGCCTCTGCGCGGGACTTCTCTGTAGCAATCTTGCCGTTGAGAACGCTCTCGGCTGCCTGTGCACGTGAGACCTCTGCAGCGAGGTTTGTGGTGAGAGTTGCGTCACCAGCGATGCGAGCTGCAACTTCTGCTGCAATTGCTGCGTCGTGTGCTGTGTCTGCTGCAGCGCGGGCTGCCTCTTCTGCGTCGATCTCGGCCTGGAGAGCTGCCTCTGCTGCCATTGCGCGGAGGCGCTCGGCGTCGAGGGCTGCAACGAGTGTGCCAGATGCTGCGAGGAGGCTTGCACCGGAGTCAGTGCGCACCTTGTTCAGGGCGCCGATGAGGCCGAGGCCAGCTGCCCATGAGCCTGCGCCGAAGACTGGTGCGTACTCACCGGTCTTGCTGAGGTCCATGGGTGATGTCATGAAGCTGTCCTTGAACTGCACCTTGCCTGCTGAGTCGAGTGCGAGGCCGTCAGCTGAGCCGTGAACGCCCATGCTGTCGACGAGCATCTTGTCGCCGGCCTTGAAGTCGACAGACTTGACGCCGTCAGAGATGCTCCACTTGTTGGAGACGTCCCAGTGCATGAAGTGGGTGCCAGCGTCAGACACGAGTGCGAAGCCTTCGCCGCCGACCAGTGAGGGCTTGCCCTTGGCGATGACGAGGTGGTCGTCTTCGATCTCGACCTGTGCTGTGTTCATCACGGTCTGTGTGCCGTTGACGAACAGGTCGCCTGCGATTGTGACGTTGCCGCTTGCATTCACATTACCAACGAGAGCTGATGTTCCCTCGACTGTGACTGATGCGAGTGTTGCTGCGCCGTTGACGTCGAATGATCCACCGACTGTTGCCACGCCGGACACAGCAGCTGAAGTTGCTGTGAGGATGCCTGCTGAGGTGTTGCCGAATCTGCCCACGCCAGCTGCCATCTCGCCTGCGCCGGTGATGTCAAAGCCGCCTGCTGCAACGTCGACCTTGAGGGTCATGCCAGCTGCATTGCCGTCAACCATCTCGCCGAGGTCCTTCAGGTTGATGTCTGCACCACCCTCGTATCCTGCCTTGCCGAGTGCGCCTGCGATTGCAGACTCAACAGCAGAGAGCTCGGCGCCGAGATGATCCTTGCCCGTGCCCTTGATCTGGCCCTGTGAGAGCTTGGTATTGGTGATTGTTGCCATAATTTACTCCGTTAGAGTTATCAACTTTTTGACGTGCTTGAGGACACCATGTCTTTTGGCACGTCCCCGAACATCATCTCTAACGAAGCGTGGTTAAAACCACTACGACAAATTTAAATATACCTTACTCAGGAGAATATCGAGATAAAGTCAAAATTATTTTGATCTCGCATTCAATGTCTTCTTCAGCGATCGCAAATTTGCATCGTAAGAAGAGAATTCGCTATTTGCAAAGTCTATAGACAGGCTGTCAGCTGTTCCGTCGTCATCAAAGACAAACTCGAAACGGCCTGTCGAGTGCTTAGATGCGCTTAGGAGTCTGAGTCCACGTAGCTTTAGAAATGCTGCAAGAGATAGATCTGTTGTTACATAGGTCTTCATCTTTTTACCCGGTTGATTGTTCTGTTACTAAATATCAACCAGTTTACTTGTGCATTCTAGTTGTACGAATAAGTTGCCAAAATAATGTCTGTCTCGTCTACTGGAAGATTAAATTGAATAATTCTGTCAGCGATGATGTAGTCATTATCTCCTGGCAAGATTCCTCGAATCAAAAGCTGTCCGTTGAGGAATACCATGACATCGCTTGATTGAGTGGGAGTATTTCTGAGTGTCACAGAAGTCCCATCAAGAGTAAGACGCTCTCCGAACGCGTACTGCTTCATCGTTATTGGACGCGAATAGGAAGCGATGAGACGATCTTCTGCGACAAGAGGATTTGTCATCATTGTCACAAGCCTGTTGACGACAGTATAGTCCTCGCCGTATGTCAGCAGCTGGCCATTTAGCCAGAGCTGGACCTCTTCTGCGCGTGTCGGCATTGACGCGAGAGAGAAGTGAAGACCTACATCGCTATCTGTTGCAGCAACATGCTCATTAAATACAATCTCATTGATGTACTTTTTAGAGATCTGGCTAGTGATTCTATCGATGTCAACTGAGATTGAAAGTTGACCATCTTCAATGGTCTTAATTAGCCCGTCTTTCGTTGCGAGTACGAGCTCATTCTCAAAAACACCTCCTGACCCCGAGTACACAAGTACTGGAGACAGGAGGTGTTCATCTATTACTCTAATTGCTGGCATCTATTAAATCTCACTCTATTATAGGATGAGATTGCCAGAATTAAAAGCCCTATCGATTCTTGTAGTCGGCAACAAGCTTGTCTATATCAGCCAGCACTTCATTCCAGAGCGCACGGAAATGCGGGACACCGCCCTCAGTGCCGTTCATGTCGTCACGTGTTGCCTGATAGATCGTGTCGTCTGGATGGTAGGTGAGGTGCTTCTCGCTGTCCTCATCAGGCCAGTAGAGGTTGGTACCTGTACCATTGCGGAACGTCTTGATGTAGTGCCAAGCAGGCTCACGAAGGTTGATTGCTACGTGCGCCTCTGGGAACACCTTGAGGATCTCACGTGCCATGAGTGCTGCAAGCATGTTATCCTCCTCAGGCTGGATCTGCTTGTCCTGGCGCTGCTTGATGAAACCGAATGCGTCACGAATATTCATGCGCATGTAGTAGAAGGTCTCAAGGCACTTGGGAAGGACGTGACGTGCATCCATCAGGCTAATGGTCTTAGAATCGACCATGTCTGCATAGAGCTCCTTCGCCTCCTGAACATGTGACTGCCAGCGAGCGTAGAACTCTGGGCTGTTCTGGATGGCACCGGGAACCAGGCTGCGCTCGTGAGAGAGCCAGCGGTCACCCGTGCACTGTGCAGCAAAAGATCCGGCACGATGACGGATGAGATGAGTAACAGTCTGTGTATCGATACCTCCCACGAGGAAGGTAAGACCAATCAACTCCATCGCTGCTGGAAGTGCACGACCTGCAAACACGTCTTCCATGGTCTTGGAAAGATCAGCATCTGTTGCATCGCCGTATGGAACGTGCTGGTCAGCCCAAGTCGACTTAACGAAGCAGTAGACTGCCTGGCGAATCGTCTTAGGATCAGGACTATCAACAAGCTCAAGCTTGAGAGCATCGAGGCTGTTGACAAAATCGGTTGTTGGCTTCTCGTTAAAGCGGATAGCCATGGGAAGGGTGATGGGCTTAAGAGTGGTGTCTTGCGGCATGTGATCTCCGTACTATCATTATCAGATGTTAGTGTCTCATTTACAAGAAATCAATCTATCAATGATCTCAATCGCCTGGTCAAAGGTCTCATACATGTGAACACCTGGGATTCCATGAACTTCCTTGTTGTATGGCTTGACAGGCGAAGCAACCTCAATCCCGTGCTTAGCATACTCAGCACAGTGCTTCGGTGAATCGTCCACAGCTACGATCTTGCACTTCCCGTAGTACTGTGACTGTGCTGCCCAAATGAATTTCTCAGGAGCAAAGTTCACCCTATGGAAAGGGAGACCGGCATCCCTGAGCCATAGAAAAGTGTCGTAGAAGCAGCGAGGATTAGATTCTGGTCTAGCTGTGAGTAGCTGGATCCAGTATCCCTTCTTCACCAGGTTTTCCAGGAATTCTTGCGTGCCTAGGATAACAGGAAGCGTGCTCATGCCTCCTTCTCGCAAGAACTCCTGGAAAATTTCTTCTGGATTTAGGTTCTTTGACTTAAGCGGAGTAGTCGTGTAATACTGGTCTGTATCTATATCAACGTAGACTCCGTACTTGGACTCGATCCAGGCAAAGAACCCTTCACGAAATCCTGCTAGAACGTCATCAACATCGATAAGTATGACATCCTGTCCGTTCCATCTAGTCTTCTCGCATTCTTTTCTTGTCCAGAGAAAAGAATTTTTATCAGAGAATGCTCGACAGAACTGATCGGCAGTTATGTCCCAGGTATTCAGCAGTGCAAGGATGTATCTAAACGCGTCGACAGACTCGTATAAAAGTTTGTCCTTGTTCACCTGTGCTCTGTGAGATGTGTGATCCTTGAAGTTTACAGCGCTAGCGATGCTGGAAACTTCAGAATGAAGAGCCAAGGAGAGAGACTTCGTGATCTCCTCCTTGCGATCGTCACCTATGTCTCCATAGACAGCATCGTTAAATCTCTTCTGGATCTCAAGAAAGTCTTCGAAACTAGTACCCATTCTCGAGTCTGTCATGAATCTTCTTGTCCTTCTCGACATATGCGTCGAATAGATCCTGGGGAGTGAATCCCGTGATTATGAGAACAGAGAGGAAGTAGTTGAATGAATCAACGAACTCTTCAAGGAATTCATCCCTGTTAAAGTCCGTGACCTCTGTCATGCGATGTGTCTTGGTGTTTTTGAGATGCTGTAAAGCTTCAAAAACTTCCTCAACTCCACGCAATGTCATCTCCCTGCAAAATTGCTGAGACTTCTTTTGCGTTAGATCTAGAGGCCACTCTGGGTAAGAGTTTGGAACTTTTTCCTGCAGGGCACGCATGAATGCTTCCCTGCGGGAGAACATCTCAAAGAGACGATCTTTGCTCAAGTTTCCTCCGCAACCTCTGCCTGGAGCTCCTCTACAGCCTGGAGCATCTTGTCAATATTGTTCTGCTCTGCAGCCTTGTAGGCATCAGTCAGAACTAGCTGATCCTCGACAACCTGTACGCTGATAGCACGAAGATTGTCAACGATATCTGTGCCCGTAAGAAGGGCTACCTGTAGAGATCTTGCGATAGCTGCTACCACGTCATCTGAAAGTCTGTATTCCATGTTTCACCTCTGAATGTTTGGGACCCAGTGAGTCATTCTGCCATCTTCGGTCTTCTCCTTGATGACAGGATTTCCCAGTGGATCCTTCTTCTGACTATACACTGCAAACCTAGAACTGTATTGCCCAACTACGCCATTGATATTTGTGTAATTCTTAATAGTGGTACCGCCCATCCTGTATGACAACCTGATCGTATTTCTGATGGTTGTGTTGAGAGAGGAAACCTCTGCATCAGTCAGTGAGCCACAAGTCCTGTGAGGAGAAATCTTTGCAAAGTAGAGACACTCTGCTTTAAGATAATTTCCTACTCCTGCTATCACAGATTGATCCATGATCACCTCGGAGATAGTCTTGTTATACTTTCTGATTCGTTTTCCGAATTCATCGTCTGTGAGATCTCTAACAAGCATGTCTGGACCTAGCTGATTAATCTTCTGCATCAGAGGTGCAACTCCCTTCACAAAAGAGAGTGTTCCAAAGTTTCGCATGTCAGTGAAGAAGACAGATCCATCTTCAGCCACGAGCTCGACACGAGCATGATCTGATTGCGTTGTCCGCCATGATCCTGTCATGCCGAGAGTGCACCAGATATTCCATCCGTTGTCGAGGACAACGAAGATGAACTTTCCATGACAGTTTGCACCAACAACCTTTGCAGGAAGCGCAGAGAGGAAGTCAGCCATCCCCTCGGGATCACCATGACGAGAATATCTCCCAGATATGATGTTCACGCAAGTGATTTTCTTTCCGCTTAGCCTTTCATTAAGCCCATCGGCTACAGTTCTGCACTCAGGACCTTCAGGCATCAGAGTATCCTCCTCGTAATTCTTCCAGAGCCAGTCGTGGTAATCATTGAGAGCGTGATCCTGTGGATGAACGTTCATCCAGTCACCTACGCAGAATATCCTGTAAGCATCTTCTGCGTATTTACCTACAGCGTAAAGACTGCCCCTGGGATCGCACTGCCATTTCTTGGAGATGAAATCCTGAGACATTCTTATGAGAGCAGTCGCTCTTTTCTTTCCTAGCCCCAGGTCTGAAACGATATCAACGACATCCTGGTGCTCTGCTGCAGCTGCATCATTCGCCGTAGGATATTTTGCGAAGAACTTCCACATGATTGGCTCAGACTGTATCCTCTTTGTGAGGTTACAGAAGATGCATGCCACAAAAATCCGCCAAGGATCGTGATATAGCTTCTCTTGAACAAGATTGTACGGGGATTTAGGTGGAATCCACATAAACCTTTATAACATAGTAAAGGCTCTATTTACTACAAAAGATATTAATTTTTTTCTGCATGGACTCAACAAGGCTCACAATATCTTTCTCGCTGAGATCCAGTGATTCAATCATGACAGGCAACCTGACCTCTCTGAGCTCATCGAAGAACATTTCCTCAGTAGGGACAGCCCACGAAGCAGACTTGTCAATGTATGTGTTTATTGCATACTCCTCAGCCTGCTCTCTGTCGTAAGACATCTTCTTCATGGCGTGAGTCAAGACAGTGAGGTAAATCTTCTTAAATTTTCTGACCTCTTTGTCTATCTCGTCTTTATCAATATCAGATTTTCTTCCGTTAGACCTGATTACACGAGACTGTGCACGTATAAATGCTGCAGCTTTCTTATCAGGCTTCAAGACAAATTTAGATGGCATCAGTAGTACCCAGGGATTCAACGAAATCAAACATCTTGTGTATATTCCTAGAAAGCTGGGGTATCAACGGAAAAAGCCTGGCCTCGTCTCTGGTAACCCAGCAGTAATCGCTGCACTCTCCGTCTGGAAGAGTTACCTCTCCCGTGTGCGACAGTGCGCAGAAGATGTGGTGATTACGGCCTTCTCCGCTGTACGTATCAAAGTGAGATATTCTGGATGGAGAAATTCCAGCTTCCTCGAGTAGCTCTCTGATGGCTGCTTGCCTTGGTGTCTCTCCTGGATCCATCTTTCCTCCTGGAAGGCACCACCTGCCTGGCATCCAGGGATCTGTCATGCCTCTTTGCAGAAGCAAGATGCAACCGTTCTTGACAACAATCATTGAACAGCTATCTACCATGTCTCTAGGTATTACTTGTATCCAAAAGCATCTATCGTGTGAGCAAAAGGAGAACCAGGAATATCAATTACAAGCTGCAGCATTGACTCAGCAATATCACTTATCTCTTTCTGAGCATCGGGCTTCATTCTCAGTCCAAGAAAGTGGCTGAATGATCGCCAGTTAAACATGACGTCCATGGTAATCTGGTTCCCGTACGGGAGGTAGAACCTTGCAGACTCCTTGGCTCTTTTACGATCCATGCCGCCCTTGACAAGACGATCTAGCGTATCGTGGTAACGCATGAGAGCGTCTTCCATGAACGCTATGTACTTCGCCTGTTCAGCGAGGGGCCAGTCTTGGGGGACGTAGTATTTGTCGTCCTTCAACTCTTTATAACGCGCTGACTCTCCGTTAATAGAGACGCCAACTCTATGCTTTAACAGGTGCACGTGACTAGCAGCGTCGACTGTTACAAGGAAGTGAAGAGAGCTCTTCTCGAACGGTGTCTCGTGTCCGTTCTCAGCCAGCATTTTCAGGAGGCTTGGGATCCGAGCTTTCTTCTCCTCTGTCAGATCTCGACTCGTGCTCGTCCAAGCTGACAGCGCGTGAGCTTCGTCTCCACCGTACCAACCTATCAATTCTACCTTGTTGTTCTGAAACGGCATTTCTAATCCTCGTGGTTGCAATCTTGTCCCAAGCTATCTCGAACATCCACTGCAAAACAGTCAGAGTTGTTCCCGTGATGAGAACTATACCTGCAGATTCACCCATGTTTCCAGTGAAAATGTAGGCAACAGAAAAGCCGTATATCATGGAGAAAAATCTCCATGATACGACTTTTATCAATAGCTCTATCTTTCTACTACTCAAACTTGTATTTCACATCAACTGTTAGAGATAACTCAGGAACTCTAACGAAGTTAACTAGATTTATGATTCTTGCTTCCTCTGCATCGAGGAACCAGTCTGCATGATTCTTCTCATGGATCACTTCCTTGATATAGCCGCTGCTTCTGCCAATATTGGTCGAGATCATCGACAAGATCTTGTCGTTCAACTTCTCAATCTGCTTGGCATCGACCTTGATATCATCAGTTCTTCCAAAAGATCCACCAGTCACCTCGTGTATCATTATCGTGGCATTAGGCCCGGCAAATCTCATGCCCTCAGCACCGAACGATAGAAGAACAGCACCACAACTCATTGCTTTCCCTTGCACGATAGTTGCAACTGGAACGCGAGAAGACTTGATGGCATCGACCATGGTGAGAAGGGAGTAGACCTCTCCCCCGTAGGAATCGATTATCACTGGTATTACGCTCTGTCCAGTCGATTGAGCTTCACTCATCTTCTGGCAGAAAGTCTTTGCAGAATCTTCGTCAAACTTGTTGACGCGAACCGTGACCGGATAGCTCCTCAGCTCATACTTCGTGAGAAGCGGAGATACCTTGTAGATCGTATTCATTGATCTCCCGCGTTTTGTTTATGTAATTTTCACGAGCACTTGGACGCGCCGCAGCTCTTGCAGCTCAAACATCCTTCCATGTAGAAGACCTGATCGCTACCGCACTCCTTGCACTTCTTCTCGCTAGCAGACTTTGTTCCATCAGGGATGTATCCCTTGAGGACTCTAGCGATGCACCTTGCGAAAGCGAACATGTCTGCGCTGTTGTCCTTCTGCAGCTGATCGACAACAAAGTTGACTGGGATGCCATGCCTGAGTGCAAGAGAGATGGTCCTGGTGAAAGCTCCCTGAGTAGGATTCTCAAAGAGATTGACGACGTCCTTGAAGAGGATGCTATCGTCATCTCCGACAGGAACGCGAAGGTTGTATGTCGCAACACCGTCCTTCTTGCCATTCTTGATGAGAGTGCCAGCTTTGACCTTCTTAGGAGCTTCGATGTGCTCAGCAAGCCCGCTGAAGACCTCGTATGGCTTTCCTTCGTGGAGACCGACGAGCACCATCCACGATTGCGCTACGCCATTCCTATCCTTCACGTTGACGCGATGGATATCGCAAGGCAGTTCCTTTGGGCGCTTCGCGAAGACATCTCCTGCGTTCTTGGCAGGCTCTTCCTTCTTGGTCTCAGTGGCCACTAAGACGCCAGTTCGGCAACCGTCTCGGTAGACTGTAAAGCCTTTGCATCCTGTCTTCCACGCTCTCATGTAGACGCTGTTGACTGTCTCTCTCGTCGCAGAGTTGGGGAGGTTGCAAGTCTTTGAGATTGAGTGGTCCACCCACCTTTGGGCCGCCGCCTGGATATCCACGGATTTTTCCCAATCGATGTCGTTCGCCGTCCCGCCCCAGTATGGGCTCTCCTGCGGATCCGTCTTGCCTGTCACATCCATCCACTTCTTGAACCAGTGATGGTAAACCGTGTACTCCTGCCACTTATCCCCCAGTGCATCGACGAAGTCAGGAACAGTCTTCTTGTCGTTCTGTGTGATCTTGCGACGACGCTTGTATGAAAGTAGGAATGCAGGCTCTATTCCTGACGTCGTTTGGGTGAGGCAAGAAACTGATCCGACGGGTGCAGTCGTCGTGAGCGCAATATTACGACGTCCAGTCGTCTTCCACATGTCAGTTGCATCAGAGTGCATGCTGTTTGTAGCAGACATGATATCATTGAGGTACTTGTGACTCTTCTCCTTCTCATAATCCCATACAGGGAAAGCGCCGCGCTCTTTTGCCATCACTAGAGATGAGTAGTGAGAGTGCATCGCAAGGTGACTGTAGATCGACTCTGTCACCTGGATAGAGCTATCAGAGCCATACCTGTGATTAAGAGCTGCAAGAGCATCACCGAGTCCTGTCACGCCAAGACCCGTTCTACGTCCATTAAGACCAGCAGCACGAACCTTACGCCACAGGTTGGACTCGATTGCCTTGACTGCAGCAGGTTCTGGATCGTTATCGATCTTCTCAATGATCTTGTCGACACACTCAACCTCGAGATCAACAAGGTCGTCCATGAGTCTCTGCGCTGCGTAGACAGCCTTTCCGAATCTTGCGAAATCAAAGTCAGCCTTGTCCGTGAAGGGATCATTCACGAATGAAGTGAGATTGACGACCATGAGACGGCAAGAGTCGTACGGGCTGAGCGGGATCTCGCCGCAAGGGTTGGTCGAGATAGTCCTGTAGCCAGCATCTTTATAGCAGTCAACAATTCCCTGGTTGACAACAGTATCCCAGAAGAGCGCACCAGGCTCAGCAGAGTTCCATGCAGCGTCTACGAACTTGTCCCAGATCTGCTTGGCATCGACCATCTTGACGATCTGCGCATCTTCGGGATGAGCCTCAACCGGCCAGCGGAGACAGAATCCGGTGTTGCCTTCCACTGCCTGCATGAACTCGTCAGTGAAGCGGATCGAGATGTTCGCACCAGTGACCTTCTTCAGGTCGCGCTTGATGTCGATGAATGTCTCGATCTCAGGGTGACGACAATCGATGGTGAGCATGAGAGCGCCACGACGACCTCCCTGGGCAACCTCTCTGGTAGTGTTGCTAAATCTCTCCATGAAGACACCAATGCCGTCAGTGGTGCGTGCAGCGTTCGATGTCGGCTGACCCTTTGGGCGGATGTTAGAGACATCCATGCCGACGCCTCCGCGCCGCTTCATGATCTGCACCTGCTCCTGATCTGAGAAGAGGATGCCAGCGTACGAGTCGTGAGGCTGATCGATGACAAAGCAGTTCGACAGCGACTGAATCTGGTAGGGGTTTCCAATGCCTGACATTGGAGAGCCCTGCGGTACGATCATCTGGAAACCCTTCAGGAGATCATAGATCGAGTCCTCTGACATTGGGTTTGGATATTTCGACTCGATTCGAGCGAACTCCTTTGCGAGCCGGCGATGCATATCGTCAGGAGTAATCTCCAGAAGATTTCCCTTGTCATCCCTCAGTGCGTACTTGCCGAACACATCGGCTGCAAGGTCATCATTGTTGAAGTATTCGAGCAACTTTTCGTTCACAGAACCGACACCCATCCCATCCTCCTGATCTTTAGAGTCTTTACTTTAGTCAAAGAATCACTTGTCGTTTATCTCTTTCCATTTCTTCTTGAGAAGAGATCTCATATCCGACGCATCTGAATCCATCGCATCGCTGAGGCTCATTTCCTCGGCGTTTTCGATCAGCGTGAATCTTGACATGGAGGTATCTATGCGCATCGGGTAAAGGATGCCGTCACGACCAGCTCGATTTTTTGCCACGAAAACTCTGCCGACACCTACCGATTTCTCTGCTGCTTTTCTTGAGAGACTCAGCACCACGTCTGCCACCATTGCTTTTCCGTAGGCTTCAGACATATTCTCGAGACCGACGACCTCAGAGTTCGCTGAGTCCCTGTTCGCCTGAGAAGCTGTCCAGATGGGAAGCTTCATCTCCATCGCCATGTTGCGAAGTTCCTCGTAGATGAGCTTCAGCTCGTGTCGAAGTGAGTCAAACTTCCGGCTAGACCGCATGATGTCAGCATAGTCGATCATGATAACATCGGGAGTAAAGCCCTTGAGGAGTAGCTTCTCTATGTGATTCCTTAGAGTCATCACAGATGCCGATCCTGTCGGATATTCTTTGATGATCAGGCGACCTAGCTTCACACCGCTGTAGTATCCCATGATCTCATCCTTCCTGTCGCAGACCTCACTTGATGAGATGCCGCAGAGGTTGGAGTCGTACCTGATACCGACAGCAGTCTCAGAGAGCTCGAACGTGTAGTGGAGGACATTCTTGCCGCGACGAAGAGCTTCAGCGCCGAGATTGACGAGGAAGTGAGACTTACCAACGCCAGTGTTGGCAATGATGACGCCGATCTCGCCTGTTCCAAGACCACCATTCAGGACATCCTGTTTGTCGAGAAGGTCTAGACCGGTCGGTATCGTGACACGCTTGATCTTCATGAAGCGGGTCTCGCAGTCATTGAAGAAATCATGACCGATAGACTGAGGAGTGCCGACGCTCAGTGCTTGCTTCATGAGATCGACAACAGGATCCATGTTGTCAGTCGCGATAAGATCGACAGCTTTCTCAAGCGCGTCTTTCATCGCCTGCTTCTTGCAGAAATCTAGAGCCTTGTCCTTGACGTACTGCAGATCACCGACATCTGGATTTGTCCGAACTCGCTGCAGGAAGTCGACAATCTGATCTCTAAGAAGCGTATCCTTGCCTTCACGCAGATCGTCTCTGATGATCGAGATCAGAAGCTGCTGTGTTGGGAAATCCTTGTACTTCAGGTAGTAAGAGAAATACTTCTCAGTCAAGTACTCGAGATACTTGAGCTCAAAGTAAGACGGAGTCATAACCTCCGTCATCTGCGTTGCCCACGGCCTGTCTGTTAGCAACCCCTGGAAAATTTTCTCTTGAAAGTTCTTTCCGTATTGCTTGAACAGAGCTTCATGCTCAGTCATCACAGGACTCCGACGTGATTGAGTGACGAGAAAAACCGATCGATGTCATAGGTTTGGATGCCTTCACGCATCATTATCTTTATGCATTGCATCTTATTGCGGCTAGGTACATAGTTTTCAATGATGCCGTTGATTTTCTGGACTTGTGAACCAGATATGTTCGAGACGTCGAGGTGAACAAGTTTCCAGTTCCTGCGAACGATCTCCTCGTTCTCAACTATCGCCTCGTAAGCCTTGATCCTGTTGCGGTCTGTTAGCTTCGATCGTGCGAATGATATAACATCCTCTAGCATCAGATCCTTTTGCTCCAGCAGCAACGGGATGCGTTTGGCAGCCGTCTTAAAGCCAAGCCCAGGAACACCTTTGATGTTATCTGAATCGTCGCCGCACAGGGACTTCATCAGAGCAAAATTTTCAGGCAGTGTGCCATATTCGTCTATGACTACGTCCCTGTTTATGAGCTTGCGTGTGCCAAGGGTGTAGATCCTGACATTCTCGCGTGCGAGTAGCTGATAGTAGTCCCTGTCAGACGAGAGAATCGTTACGTCATCTTCTCTCATGGTGTTGTTCACGAGATATCCGATGACATCGTCTGCTTCTATGTCAGAGACGTAGATCTGGCACACAGGTGTGCACTTGAGTATCTCTACCAGCAGCTTTACCTGGTAGTCTCTATTCTGAGTCGTATTCGGAATCTCTGCTGATTCGTAGAAACGATTAAGTTTCTGAGGACGCCTGTTCGCTTTGTAGTCTGGAAAGATTGATCGCCTGCGCGGAGATCCTCCTCCCTCCCACGCGACGTAGACGCGCTCTGGCTTAAACTTGTCTATCGCTGACTGCATCGTTCCTAGAGAACCAACCACGCCACCGATGTAGTTACCAACGGTGGACGTGGCAGGATGGGATACAAAGTTGCGGACGAAAAGATTCATCCCGTCCACAAGCATTACCCTGTTAGGCATCTGCGCCCATCACGTGATCATGAAGAGCGCGCATCTCTTCGTATGACTCAGGATCGATATCAACGTCTTCGGCGCTAACAGTTGTCCTAATGAGCGCCTTAGAGAGGAGTCCGTTTATCCAGGGCTTGTACTGAGGATCCTTCCAGAGATCTCCGAAATCAGCCTTGTAGAACTTCTTCTCGACGATGATTTCCTGTCTCTCGTTGACGACCTTGATCATCTTCCAAGCACCGGTTCCCTCGACTGTGACCTGGTGGTTATCCACCATATCTGGTCCGTGCGCCCTGAGTACATCGAAGACTTCCTCGTGCTCTTCGATTCCGCGTCCAAAGATGATTCTGAAGTCAACCTTCCTGAAGGGTGGTGCGACCTTGTTCTTGATCGTCTTTGCCCAGACGTTGATTCCGATGACATCGCCCTGCTTGTTCTCGATATGCTGTCCTGCCCCAAGCTTGAGACGGACAGAAGCGTGGAACGGGATCGCCATGCCGCCGGGAGTTGTCGTCGGATCACCGTGAAGGACACCGATCTTAGTGCGGATCTGATTCAGGATGACGAATAGGACGTTCTGGTCACCGATGACGCCGGTGATCTTTCGCATCCCCTTTGAGATTGCGCGGGCCTGGAGACCGATCGTATCCTTGTCGTAGGCGCCCTCGAGCTCTGCCTTCGGAGAAGAAGCAGCGACAGAGTCCCAGATGATGGTGATCGGAACATCCTTCTGCATGCCCTTCGCCTTTAGGATCGTCTTCTCGGCAATGTCCAGCACCTCCTCGGTGCAGTGCGTATCGACGTAGACGAACCGCTTGCTGACATCGACACCCAGCGCTGCGAGGTTTTCTACAGACGTGCCATTCTCTGTATCAATGTAGACGACAATGCCTCCTAGCGCCTGAGTCGAGCGAGCGATCTGCGTCGCGATGTGTGACTTTCCGATCGATGGTGGACCAAATATCTCGACGATACGCCCCTCTGGCAATCCGCCGTTCGCTCGGTTAGAGACGATGAGATCGAGTTGCTTCGAACCGCTAGAGATCCATCTCTTCACATGGGTCGGAGATGTGTCGACAGCGAGGTTGTAAGCGATTCGAGATCCGTGATCCTTGTTCAGCGATGAGATCAGCTCTGATGTGAAATCATCTGCAAGTGACTCATTCTGATTCTTCTGCTTAGCCATTTGTTTTCTCCATTTTAAACATACTGCATTCAATGACACTTTACACAAATCAGGCGCGGAGTGATCCGCGCCCGATGCAAGGCAACTAGGTTTTAATCATCCATCAGATCAGAGAAGGCATCGTCAAGAGTGCGGTGCTCTTTGCTCTGGGGCTTGGGCTTGACGTCCTTGACATCATCGTCGTCTTCGCTCTTCTGCGACTTGCCAAACTTCTCAGTTCCGTCGCTGACTTCCGCACCGCCTGCGATCCAGTCATTGACGATCTTCGAGAGCTCGTCGTAGGACTTGGTCTCAAACATCGAGTTTGGATCTGGAATAGAATCGATCCACTTCTTTGACTGCGTAGGATTTGTGTGAAGAGCAGTCGACTTGCCCTTAGGCATCACTGCTGTCTCAGCGTACTTCTTTCCGGCAGGACGACTGCAGGTGATACGCACATCACGACCATCAAACTGATCGGTGATGTCACCGTAATCCTCGTCGAGGATGATGCTCAGAATAGTCTGATAGACCTGCTTGCCGAATGCCCAGATCTGCACGCCCTTGTCCTCTTCACCGCGGACGATGACAGGAGCGTAGCAACGCATCTTCGGGTAGAGCTTCTTGGCGAGCTCGTATGACTCCTTAGAGCCATCCTCGCGGAGCTTGTTGATTAGCTCCTGGATAGGATCAGGCTTGCCAAACTGGTAAGGGGCAAGGAGACCCGGATTGTTACCAATGTTGTAGTAGAACCAGAGATCCTTGAAGGGTTGGCCCTCGTTGTTAGGAAAGGAAAGGAGACGGACAGTGTACTCCTCGCCCTCCTTGGGCTTCCAGTTATTGTTTCCACGCTTGTTACCACTCAGTGCACCAAACTTCTTCTTGATTGCTTCGATGTCAATAGCCACTTTTTACTCCTTAGTGATTAAAATGCAAACTCTAGTATTTCGTCTCAAAATTAAGATTTCTTACCAGTTATTTGCCATGGGATAGTATCCCACGAGAACTTGTTTTATTAGTAAAATTTAGTCAAGTAGTGCTTTGACGATAGATCTCTTTCCATTGACGATGTAGGCTGCAGATTCGTCAATGTTAGATCCACCGAAAGACTTCGCAGCGACATCTTCAAAGTCATCCTTTCGCGACTGTGAAGAAAATCCCGAGAGAGGACCCGTGAAGCCAGCCACAGCACCTGCACCGCTGAACTCTCTCTTAAGCGTCTTCTTTTTGTTCTTCTTGGCCTCGAGCATGTCCATTGTTATTCTAGGACTGCCTGATGTTCCTTCTATTTCCTGGCCACCCTGATAGTCTTGTCTGACGGGCTCTATCCCTTCGTACGCGTCATGCTTGAGTGCGACGTATATGACATGAGACCTCGCCATGACAACTAGCATCTCATCGTAGTCGTACTCTGGATTTGACTCACGTATTGCTTTCTCAATCAGCTTCTTTACTCTCATCGGAAGCCGCCTGAGCAAGACGATCATCTTTGGAACAACGACCTCGTAGTCAGTTGTCAATGACGTGATTATCGCAGCAGACGTCGCAGCAGCTGTTGAAGCGAGACCAATAAAAGGACCTGCAAGAGAAGCACCTGTCAGAGTATCTGACATCATCTCGACAGCAACTATTATGTCCTTGAAGTTTCCAAACAGTTTGTTTAGTTCTTCTTTGAAGACTTCTTTCTCTGCATGAGTCCTTGAGAGAAGATGACCAACACTAAGCTTGAAATCTTCAGTATCCATGGACACTAAGTCTGAGTAGCTGTCAGCTATTCCGTAGCTGTAGCACATCTCATCCAGTTTTCTCAGATTTTCTGATATCTGGCGGTAGTTGAAATATCCTGCTCCCATTCCGTATAGGACGTCGACACCGGGTATTGATCCTGCAACAGCCGATGCTCCTCCTGTCAATGCAGCTGTGCTTGATGCGACAGAAGATGCAATACCGGGCAAAACTTTTGTGCCAAACTTCATCAAGGGCCTAGCAACACCAAATGCAGATCCAATTGCATCTGATATCTCAGATGCAGTCTTCATAAGGTCATCTACAAAGCTTTCCTGCACTAAGGCTCTCTCTTCGTTTAGCAAGCTCTTCGCTAGACTTGGTTTTCCAAAGCCTCTAGTCATGTTACTCTCTGGAATTCTTTTCATTCCTGCAAAGTAAGTAGGTAGCTTTCTAGTACGAAGACCAATCAGGGCGTCATCAACTTCTTCATAGCTTGGATCTTGATCAGGGAACATTGGACCCCTGTCTATTAGGGCGTCTTTCTCACGTCCTTTATTGACACGGGATAATGAAGATGAAAATCCTGAGTCTGCCGACTGAGTGGGTGATCCCATGTCGCCTGATAGGACTGGCCTTTTTGGCCTACCAACTTTCTGCTGAAACCCATCTCCTCCGCCTATCGCTCCGGCAGCTGGTACTCCAGTACCTCTTCCTGATCTCGCATATCCCTGGTTTTTGCTCTTTACTGGTGGCCGCATTGGTCTACATATTACGCTTTGTCACCATATTCGTCAGAGACAATGCAGACTGCAGTATTGTGACTAGAGTATTTTCTCCACCAATATAGAACTTATTCTCGTCGTAAGAGAACCCTGTTGATGTCAGTATTGCAACGAATTCATCGTGATTAATCTTTATGCCGGCTTGCTGCAGTATGTAAAGTGACCTGTGAGGATGAGTCATCTTCTGTATGTTAGGCTCGTATGTGTAGATCTGGCCTCTTTCGATATGCCAGCTCGAAGTCTGGAGCTTGTAATAGGGTAGACCCCCAGGCTCTCCTATCTTTCCAATTTCGTGGAGAAGGCAGACAATAGACAGAGAGCTCGGATCAACATCAGCTCCGACAGTTGCTGATATAGTCTTTGCATGCTTGAGAGTCAGCAGTGAGTTGTAGACAAGACCACCAGGGCAAGAAGTTACCCAGTCACCCCTGTCCTTTGCCGGGGTCTCTAGTATCTGCTGTCCGTGCTTGTCAAGAAAAGCAGAAATTTCTTCTCCTCTATCTGTCTTTGACAAGATCTTGCTAAAAATCGACCAGTTTTCTTCCAGGTTGTCTACTTTCACATTACCTCCGTGATTTTTGCGCGCATATTTCCAATCTTAGGGACTGAGATTTGCTTAGAGATGTCGATCAGCTTGTCAAGAGAAGACCTCTCCGCAGTGAAGATCAGTGCATCGTGAATCACACCTTTTGGGGAAACTGCAATTCCTGAGCTTGTTGCAGACCTTCTAAATTCTGAGAATGCCAGCAGAGATGCATCGACTCCGCTTGACTGCAGGAAATAATTGACGAGGGGAGAAGTTTCTGTTGCTTCAACTTCTCTGCCAAAGAAGTTCTTTATAGATCCTTCTTGAGCTTGCTTCTTGAGCTTGAGGAGCATTCCAGTTATATTAAAATAAGACCTTACGTCTCCGAGAATACGTGTTGCATCAAGGTGTTTCGGTATTCTCTCAGAGAGTTTCTTAGCAGATATACCGTAAAGTGCACATATGGTTGCTGCCTTGGCAACCTCTCTCGTCGCCTCACCTCCGAGAACGCTCTTGCTAAGATGCGCGTAGATGTCATCAGGACACCTCTGTCCATCTATAAGCATAGCAATGCTCGGCTCTAGTGAGACCATGTCAAGCTGATACACTGCGCGGTCTTCGGATTCCGGAAGTATTATCTTCCGCATGTCTTTCCGAAGACGCGCGATGTCTGGGCCTGATGTGATGCTCATTCTTCCTGTCACCGATGCGAAACGATTGTATCGGGGCACCTCAGCGGATAGAAAAGTCCGCAGAACTCCGGTATGATCAGTATCCATGTGCTTCTTGACGAATTCTGTATCAATCCTCATCTTGTCAAGAGAGAAAAGTATCTCGTTTCCTGCTGGAAAAATCAATTTCTCGTATTCCCCTGACGAGTCCCAGCATTTCTTGCTGAAAGTCACAAGTGAAGACATGAACTTTTTCATTTCTTCAGCAGACAGTATCGCAGACCACATTGGCCTGCTAGCATTGACGATTTCCATGGATGCTAGATGCTTTTTTGGCGGACTAGGTTCCTGGATATCGAGAAGCCTGGCAATGTCCCGCACAGATCTTGCCGTTCTTCTACCTAGACAAAAACCGCCATGATCTTCAGAGGTCACGAACTTGTCAGTGTCAGTGTCGATATGAAGATTCTTCTTCATACCAGAGGCTTCTGAGCAGATGCAGAGTATCATAACCTGATTCTATCTAAGAAATAGAACCTTTACAATTAATCCTAGCCAGCTTCAGAGACAACTTCTTTCTTGGTAAGTTTCGTTACTGCTGCACGGAGGGCGGTCTTGAAGCTCTTTATCGATCCCTGGAAAGAAGGTGTTAGAGAGAGTGATGTCGTGAATCCCTCAGGGGTTATTGAGTGGTTCACGCTCGTTACGACGTAGATGTTATCTGTGTTGGTGCCCGTCTGAAGGTCTACGAAGAACTGTTGTCCGTACTGCATCACAGGCATCCCTGTCATTGTCACGCTCATGGTGCTAGGGATGACCGTGATGTCGTCAATATTAGAAGATCCTGCCTTCGATATTGATGGATCTTTTGCATTTTTAATCGCCTCAAGCATCAGAGTGTCAGCAAGATTTCCCTGGGTGTTTGCGCTAACAGATAGAGACGTTACCATCGAAAACTCGTTCCCGATCGTTATTGTCGGAACAGTCGCTGCAATTATGTCTTTTATCACCCTCTCGTTGAAGTTTCCGATAATCGCTGATGCTTCATTTCCTGGAATGAGCTTTGATACGCTCTTTCCGTTCGCATCTTTGATTTGAGGCACAAATTTATCGTACGTCGATATGATATCACCAGAAGTAATTGATTTCAGCACAATCTGCTGACTAAAGTAAGGTGAGCTGCTCTTGTCAAAGATGTGCACCTTTGCAAGAATCTTGGAAGTTTTCTTACCGTTTTGATCGACCATGCCGGTCGACTCTACATAGATGCGAATGTCAGGAACTAGAAACTCATCGCTAGGCATCTGCACTGCTTTCGCTATCTCCTGAATTCTATCCTCGATATCTTGATCAATCTTGCTGACCGCAACTTCTTTCTGGCGCCTTGCTTCGTCGGCAGCCTTCGTCGCGTCTGCCGATCGTCTTTCTGCAGCGCCTAGAATTGTTCTATCAATGGCCGCTGATGAGCTTTGTGTATATCCGCTAGTTATGCTTTTATACACGCCAGTTCCGCTGGTCGCAGATGAATTTGCAGCAGAAGCGTATGGGCTAGTGGGTTTTGTAACTTCTCCGGTAAAGCTAAACCTGCTAGAAGCAGAGTTTCCAGGCTGTGTCTGGACGAACTTGTTCGCAGTCTCGGCTTCTGATTTTGCAGCCTTAAGGTCTTTACTCGTAGATTCTATCTTAGCATCACTCTCTTTGACGATGGCTTCTTTTTTTGCATAAAGGTCGTTTAAACCGTAGTAGAAGAAGTCAGGCCTGCTTAGTGTCTGATCTATAATGTAATTTACGAGACTCTGTCCGCTCGGGTTTGAAAGTTTGCTCAGCGCCTCGTCTAAGACGCTTAGGGGAACTGGCATATCACCTATGTTGATAGCGCTAGCGTAGAGTGCGTTCTTGTTCATTGGGTAGAAATGAACCTGTATCTCATCAAACCTGCAGCTCGTCGCAAGAGGATAAGCAAGATAAGCATACACGATAGTTGAAAGCGGGATGTAAGTCTCATCAGACTTGTCTCCCTGAGCTTGCTTTCTCGCTGTCATTATCGTACCAAGTCTGGCGCTAAAGTCTGACTTGCTCAGGTTAGATGTTATCTCCTTCCGCTTGTTTGTAAGCTGAGTCTGTATGTCTGTCGATTCATTCACAGCGTTTGGAGTATCAAGCAGATTGATTATCTCGTTTGAAGCAGCTGTGAAAGCCGTCTCAGAGAACTGTTCAGCCTCTAGTATCTTTATAAGAGAGACAAGGCTTTCCCTTGGAACCATGCTTCCCGCAAAAGAGACATTCTTTGTCTTTATCTTCATCTTTTTGGCAACATCCTCAGACTCAGACTCAGATGCCTGCTGACGTAGCACGCTCATAAGAGCAGACTTAACTAGGGAAAGTTGAACTTGCTCTCCTGCTGCAGCAGATATTCCTCTTGACTGTTCCCCTGGCATCATGGCGAGGTTAAGGGTTATCGCTACAGCTCCTGCACTTTCTGCGCTTGTGCTGAAGTTGGAACTTACTAGCGAGTATGTCTCCCTGCAACGCATGTTGTTCATGAGCACACCGTATGCATTTCTAGAGCCAGGTCCTCCGTCAGGATGGCTCCAGCCGTATTCAAGCACAATGTAGTTCTGGGAAAATTGGTCAACTGCGATAAGCGGAGAAATCTCTCTCATCCTTGTTCTATCGTGCAGTGTTAGCTTGATGCTTGCAGTCTTGTAAGAGTAGAACCCTTGACCAGCGCTGACAGTCCTTACGTCGCACGAATTTAGAGAAAGAAAGGGAAGAAACTTGTTCAACCCGCTGTTATTGTTTGGATTAACGAGAGTTTGAGGTGAAGTGAAGACTTCCATGCCCGTGTATAGATTTCTCTTGGACAAATTCGTAGGAAGATCTCCTAGGTCTGCAGGGATCGCGTTTGCGATGATGTCAGTTTCGAGCTTGTCACCGAGGAATCTCACGAGGCTTATCTTTCTACGCTCTTGTCCTTTTTTGAACTTGTCTTCGAGAGACACGAGCGTTAAATCTAGATAGGGAACACAGCGTGACATCTCTAGGGTAGGAATGCCAGACATGAAAGCAGAGACCACTTCAGCGTCTCTTCTAGGGAGACCTTTTGCATCACTTTTATGCAAGTAAAATGCAACTGAGGGTGTGCTAATTCTTTCTGGGTTTCCGATGTTGTCGTTGATTATGTTTCTTGAAGTCGGAAGGCAGCTTGTAACAATTCCCTTGGTAAATCCCTTTTCTAACAGCTCTTCTCCCGAGTATATGTCTACCTCGTCTTTACCAGGAACTTTTATCTTGATGGAAGCCCCGCTGGTTAGATCTTGAAACGTGCCTCTCGTAAGGTCGTCGCGATACTCTTCTTGAACTTTCGAGTCATTGTCAAGATCTGACGTAGGTGAAACTCCACCTGAGCCGAGTGCAACAAACTCTCCAGCCATAGAGGCGAAATTATCTCCTTTTCTAAATGCTGTCGACGTTGAAATCTCAGCGGCTGCATTATAGAGAAGAACCTTATTGAACATCTGATAGCACTCCTATCACAGCGTCTATGCTAGTGGGAATTCTTGCAACTGTTCCTGGTGGGACTTGCAACCCCCAGCCTATTCCCGATGCTGCAGCTATCACCCACCAGTACGATGAATCTCCATAGGCATCGTGCGCAATGTGATCTAGACGAGTTCCGTCAGCGACCTCAACAACGCTGCAGGACAATCTTCCAGACTGTATTGCAGCGATTATTTTGGTAGATGCCTGGCTGTTCACTATGGTGTTTCCAAGTATCCGAGGAGAAAAGGTGTATCTGCTCTGTGTCATTTGATCCTCTTGTTAGCGTGGGATCCTGCTGCAGTGAAGTAGTTCCTCGAGACCTCACCGTTGTCATTGTAAGAGTCTCCCGAGTATGCTTGCATAATATCTCCAACGTTGTAGTTGGGTGCGCGATTCATACCAGAATTGTCGATTCCTGGCGAGATATCGTGTATTACAGTGAAGTTAAGAGTTACACGACATGCCGTTGGTGCGCGAGAATTCCACTCTGTCTCCCACATTCCAGCATCAGATCCTATCCAGTTAAACTGCATGCTCGTTATAACTCCAGCCAAGCCCCGTCCAGAGTTGCTCTCGAATGCCCTTGTTATTGCGTTGCCAGTCGAAGACATGAAGTCGTTCTCTGGAGATTGAATGATGTTTTCTAGTCCGCTCACTGCGCTAGGATCAACTCCGAGTGCTGCGACAGTAGACCTCGCAGCCTGGTTAGCGATCTCTACGACAGAGTCAAATGGTGAGAATATAGCTG